CGCCTTGCGGACCTTGATGTCGTCGAGGAACAGCTGGCGGCCGTCGCTGGCCCACATCAGCTCGCTCACGCCGTAGCCGTAGAAGATGCCGTACATCATCTTGTCGAGGATGTCGTCCCAGTTGAGGTGCTCGAGGTTCTCCTCGAACGCCTTGGCCGCGGCCTTGTCGAGGGCGCTGGTGCCTCCCGGCTCCACGTAGGTCTCCTTGCTCACGAGGGCCTGGCGGCGCTGCTGCCAGGTCGAGAGCACTTGTTCGTCGCGCAGCAGCTCCTGGTAGATCTTGACGTCGCCCCCTCCCCTTGCGAGCAGGATCGCGTCTTCGGGCTGCAGGAGCTTGTCGACGTAGCCGAGGGTGATGTCTCGGCCGCTTTCGGATCGGGCCACCTCGAGCTTCGAGGGTTCTGCGAGGGTTTTTGTTTTGTCTGCCATGGTGTTCAATCCCAGCCGTTGAAGTCATTCCCGCCGGCGACGGCTCCCCACCCCTTCTTGGGTTCGATGGCCCGTTCGCCGTCGTCGTACTGCTCCGCGGCCAGTTTGCCGCTGGAGGCCCAGTGGTTCACGAAGGCCCGGCGTCTGGCCCAGCCGAGGAACTGGCTCGTGCTGTCGCACTGGTCCATGTACTCGGCGTAGGGCGCCCCGGTGAGCTCGGCCTCGAAATCGACCAGCCAGGGCGCGCGCTGCGGGTGCATCACCCTCCCCGCCTCGTAGGCCACCGCCTCCACCGCCAGGCGGGTGATCTTGTCCTTCTCCGGCTCGATGGCGATGATCGGGACCAGGCTGTCGCTCTTGAGGTCCTGGATCAGGGCCATGCCGGAGGACTTGTTCTCGATCAGCACCGCATGGGGATGCCACTTCTCGGCCTGGTTGATCGCCGCACGCTTGAGGCTCGGGTAGTCGAGCCGCTCTCGGTACACATCGACCAGGTAGTAGGCCAGGCGGGTGACCACCCAGGTGGTGCATACCGAATAGGCCGCCAGCTCCTTCTCGCTGCTCGCCGTGTCCCAGGACTGGACGATTTCCAGGGTGATGTTACGTGCCGGCGCGCTACCGTAGTACCGGAACCATTGCCGCTTGAGGATGTTGCCCTCTTCCGCGGTGGGCCGGCCCTGGTAGAGGGCGTAGAAGGAGTCGCCGAGGACCTTCTTGATGCGCGCCAGGGCGGCCTCGTCGTAGCGCTCCGGACACAGCGCCTCGCCGGGCTGGCGTCCGAGGATGTCGTGGTCTCCGGCCACCGCCGGCAGGTTGATGACGGTCCACTCGCCGCCCTCCTCCGCACTGCCCTCCTCCTGCAGGATGCGCCCGGCCAGGTCCACCATGTGCCAGCGGGTCATGATGAGGATCATGAACGCACCGGGCTCGGCGCGGGTGTAGAGGTCGTCCTTGTACCACTCGTAGGTGTTCTCCCGGTAGGTCTCGCTGTTGGCCTCGGCGCGGTTTTTCACCGGGTCGTCGATGAAGATTGCCCCCATGCCGGTGACGCCCACGCCGACGCCGGCGGCGCGCAGGCCTCCGGGGACCGGCGAGCGGGTTTGCGTCTCCCAGTCGTTGGAGGCGCGCCGCTCCTTGGACAGGGGGACGTGACGCTCCTGGCAGATGCGGCGGGTCTTGCGGCTGAACTTCTCGGCGAGGGTCTGGTTGTAGGCGCCGACGATGGCGCGAAAGTCCGGATCCCGCTCGAGGAGGTAGGCCGGCAGGCGCACGGTGACGAGCTCGGACTTGCCGTGCCTCGGCGGCACCGACAGCATCAGCCGGTCGATCTCGCCCTCGATGACACGCTCAACCTGGGCCTTGATGATCTCCTGGTGGCGCCAGTTCCAGTAAAACGTCGGGCTGGCCTTGGGCAGCCAGTCGCCGAAGGAGCCGAGATCGATGACCTTCTGCGCGAGGCGCTCGGCCTCGGCTTCTCGCCTGGCCTTCTCGGCCAGCAGCCACTCAAGCGTCTGTCTGTCCGCTGGCGATAGCGGCGATCTCACGCATCAGCTCCGCGTCGGTGTATCCACGATAGGGGTTTTCTCCCGTGGGGTCGGTGGGGGCAACCTTCACGACGCCGTCCAGGCCATTGAGCTTTGCCCGGCGCTCCAGCAGTTTGACGACCCGGTCGATGGCCGTGACCTGCCCGCTCTTCGCCTTCAGCCAGATCGCCTTGATCATCTCCTCGATGCGGGCGTTGTCGAGGGCGCGCATCTCGGAGACCTCCCGGGCGGTCGCCGCGCCGTACTCCTCGAGGGCGAACTGCAGGTCCTTGCACACGGTGGAGACGGCGATGCCCAGCTGGTCGGCGATCTCCCGCTGCCCGTAGCCGGCCTTTCGCATCGAGACCACCTTGGGGCGGCGTTCTGCTGCAGTCATCCGCTCCTTGCTGGTCTTGGATCGGCTCATGCGGCTTGCTTCTCCTTCAGGTCGTCGAACAGGACCCCGTCGCGCTCGCGGATGGCCTGCAGTCCGGTGAACTCCTGCCACCGCTCGATGATGACGTCGACAAAGATCGGGTCGTATTCCACCAGGCGCGCCTGGCGGCCGATGGTTTCGCAGGCGATGAGCGTGGTGCCGGATCCGCCGAAACCATCGAGCACGATCTCCCCGTGCCGGCTTGAGGCGTTGATGCAGCGCCGCACGAGGCCGACGGGCTTCATGGTTGGGTGGAGTTCGCTGCGCACGGGCTTGTCCGCGCGGATGACGCTGCTTGGCATCTGCGCACGGATCTGGTGGACAACCTGCAGCAGCTCGTCCTTTGTCATCTCCTCTGGGTCCTGCTCGTCGTCGATCACGGTGGTCAGGGTGAAGTCTCCGGCGAAGTAGTGGGCGGCCCCGGGCTTCCAGCCGTAGAGGATCGGTTCGTGCTGCCAGTTGTAGTCACTCCAGGAGAGGGGGGCTTTATTCTTCACCCACACAATATTTTGCGAAAAATTCCAACCGGATGACTCAAACGCCGACATGAAATCAAGACCCGCACGGTCGGCATAAGCAACGTAGGCGCATCCTCCCTCGCGGGTGACGCTGGCCATGTTGGTGAGGCTGTCGCTTAGGAAACGCCTGAACGCGGCGTCATCCAGGCTGTCGTTCTCGATCTTCGTCTTGGCGCCGCTACCGCCCTCGTAGTCGACGTTGTAGGGCGGATCCGTCCACACCAGGTCGGCCTCCTCGCCCTGCATAAGCGCTTGGAGGTCCTCCGGCTTGGTGCTGTCGCCGCAGTAGAGGCGGTGCTTGCCGAGGATCCACAGCTCGCCTTTTTCGCTCACCGGGACCTTGGGAGCCTCCGGTATGTCGTCCTCGTCGGTGTTGCCCACTTTCGGCGTGTCGTCTCCGCCATCGCGCATAGTCTCCAGAAACGCGGCCAGCTTCTCGTTGTCGGTGTGAAGCTCGGCCAGGAGCTCCTGCAGCAGGGACTCGTCGGTGTGGGCCAGGCCGGTGATGGGGTCGAGGCTGGCGAGGATGAGCTTCTCCTCCGCCTCGCTCAGTTCCACGTAGGTGATGGGGACCGTCGTGATCCCCCGGCGCAGCGCCAGCTCCACCCGCAGGTGACCGTCGATCATGTGCCCGGTGCGGGCGTTGACGATGACATTCTGCACCCAGCCCACCGCTTCGAGGGTCCCTTCCAGGGCCTCCTGCTGCTCCTTGGGATGGCGCCGGAAGTTGAACGGGTTCGCCAGCAGGTCCTCGGGGGACTCTTCGCCGTAGTGGATGATGCGGTTTTCCCAGACGGACAGCTCGCTCATGGCGCCGCCCTCCCCCGGGCATCCTGGTCGGATTTCGCAGCGGCCGCGTACTGTTGCAGGATCGCCGTCTTCTCCTTGCTACCGACGCTCGAACCCAGCCAGAAGGTCAGCACCATGCCGAAGCCGGTGCCGAGGTTGCCCAGGAGCAGGTAGGCCAGATTCTGGCTCCCCTCGGGGATGGTCAGGGTCATGGCCGTGAAAACCGCGATGAGGTAGCCGGCGACGACGACGCTGGAGATGATCGCCGCCCCCCGGGACTTCTCCAGGGTCTTGCGGGCGTCCTGGACATCGAGCGCCCGGATGCGCAACTCCTCCAGCTCCGCTTGTCGCATCGCCATCCTGAACTGCTGGATCTTCTCCGGGTCGCCGAGGATACGCGCCGACATCCGCTCCAGTTCGTCGGCACTCTGGGGTGCCTTGCCGAGAATCTTGCGGATCACGCTGCCTACCAGCGCGCCTGCGGCCGGATTGCCGCCGCTGAGGGCCGTGGCCGCCAGTCCCGCGACCGTGGGCGCCACGTCGCTTACCGTTTCCAGGAGTTTCTTGAACATCGCTTACTTCCGGGTGGTGTTGGGGTGGACCTGCAGGTGCAGGTGCGCGCCCTGACCAATGTCGTGGTAGAGCGCCACGATCTTGTTCGGCCTTTGCGGGTCATAGACCCAACGGCTGTTGATGAACCGCTCGATGGCAACCCCGACGCCGGCGACGCGGCATCGAACATCCGTCGCTCTCAGGGGCAGGCTTCCATGGATGCCCGGGTCGTCCCTTCGGTGCAGGCTGGTGGCGGTAAACTCAAACCCAAGCGCCTCCTCGAGGTCCTGGACCAATGCCTGCAGGTTCGGGTGAAACATGTTGATCTGTGCGATGTCGAGTTTCATGCGGTCTTTCGCTCCTTGTACTCGTGGCAGATAGCGCGAACGGTGCGTTCGCTGATTCCGAAGTCCTTTGCGACTTCGGATTGCGTGCGCTCCTGGTTGAAGACGCGCTCGATGATCAGTTCATTGCGGCGCGCGATGTCCCGGTCCCCATAGACGGGCAATTCGTAAGCGGCGCCTCCGAGATGGATGCAAAGCAGATCGGCGTTGTACCGGCCTACGACAAACTGCAGGGGATGGTCTTCCCGCAGGGTCTTCGGGAACCAGTAGTAAGCTCCGCCCCAGGCCCGCAGCAGCTCGTCGGTGGCCTTGGGGCCAATGATCTCCTCCAGTTCCTCGCGGGTGACGTTGTCGCTCATGTCCCCTCCCCTAGTTCCGCGCCGGCTTGGCATCGAGTTGGATGACCGTGATCCGAGCATGGGGCTCCAGGCAGTATTGCTTCCGGGTGACGTGCTCCACAATCTGGCCGTCGTCGTGGTAGACAATGTGATTCATTGCATCCTCGATGCCCTTGATGAGGTTGCTCATGTCGGGCTTCTTGGTCGGCGCGATTTTCCCAGTAGCGGCCTCGAGCTTGCGCTTGCGGCTCCACGAGGCCGGCATCCGCATCCCGAGGGTGACATGAAGCGCCATCGGTCCGCGCAGCGGTGGCAAGCCGCGCATCGCCTCCTGGGCGTACCAGGCAACGGCCTCCTCGTAGCGGCGCGTCGACTTCGGCGTAACCCCGCGGCTACGCCCCAGGCGCTTGTCGTAATAAACCCGAGCCCGCGCCTTGGCGACCGGCTGGCCCGGTACCGTGAAGGCGATGACGGTCAAACCGTCTTGCGTCGTGATCTCTGTTGGAGCCATAAGCCCCTGGCCTCCTCTCGGATGCGGGTTGCGTACTCTCGGCTGCTGTTGCTCGCCAAGTTTCTGAAAAACTCGTCGGCCCGGCGCTTGCCCATGCCGGGGATCTCTCGGGCGACCCACCGGACCAGGCAGGCGTCCCGCTCCTGCCGGTACGCCTGCTGCTGGTCTTCGGTCGTGTTGTGTGTGTGCTTCGCCATCGTCAGTTGATGGTTACCGTTGGCCGGCAGCCATCACCATCGATCGTGATCTCGATGGTTATGCGAACGACGCATTCTCCGGCGGAACCGGAGGGTTGAAGTCCAAAGGGACCGCCACCACCAGCGACCCGAGGTCGGACTCGTTGCCGGCGTCGTCCACGGCGCTGAATGCAACGTCAAACTCGCCATCCAGGCTTGCCATGGCCTCAAACTTCGAGAGGTCGTAGCTCAGGCTGGTATCGAGCTCGATGAAAGGGCTGGTGTAGTCCACGGGCTCGCCGGTCGGCATGAAGTACATCCGGTACCCGGTGACGTCCGGTGACGGGCTGGGTTCAAAGCTCAGGGTTTTGGCGCTGATTCTGGCCATGGTTTTCTCCTAGTCGAATTTAGCGCCGCTCGGCGCGAGGGGTTGGCCGACGATGTTTGAAGGGACGGACTCCAGGCCGTCCCGGTCGTAGGCGGTGAGGTAGCAATAGGCGGTGTCGACTGCCTGGATGAAGTCGACGCTGGTGGTGGTTGAGTCGGGTATGTCCAGGTGCTTTGCAAACGGCCCGCGCCGGCTCCGGCCGCAGTAGAAGCGATATCCGCCCTGCTCCGCGACCGGGTACGGTGCCCCGTCGCCGCGGGTGGTGGGTGGACGCCAGGTCCAATGCCGGCCCCAGGCCAGGGTGCTCCCAAGCAGGAGGCCGACGAAAAGGGCGACGAGGATCGCTCTCATGCCTGGAACGTCCTGAAGCCGGTAGGTTTGAGTTTTTTGCTCATCGATTCTTCTGTTTTTTTCCACTAGGTTGTGTTTCCAACGCCGCCACTTGGGCGACGCAGAATGCGGTGTCATGTCGGACGCCTCCGGGCCATGGCACGGCGCATGGCCTCGATGCTGCGCAGGGCGGTGGCTTTGTCCGCCTTGGGCTTCGGCAGGGCCACAAACGGCCTGTGAGCGGCTGACAGGGGCTTATCGCCCTGCGACCGGCACAGGCGCTTGAACTCCATCACGCTCGGCGGATAGGGCGGCGTGGTTTCGTCCAGGGCGCGAAAGCCGTTCATGAGTTCCTCCACGGTGAGGTCATGCAGAACCTCGGCCCAGACGTCCATGGCATTGCGGATCTCCCTCTCATCGACGCCGATGCGCCGTTCCCACTGCATGGGGTAGCGCAGGCGCAGCTTCTCGAAGATCCCGGCCACCCAGTCACCTCGAAGTCTCTTGCGCTTCTTTGGCGACTTTGGCGTAGATGGCATGGTGCTTTTGCCCTGCAGTCGGTGTTCCTCCTGCAGGGCCAGGTCCTCCATGTTTTTCATGGTCAAGTCTCTTCGCGTTGAGTTGGTCGAATTGCTTTCGCAGCTTTTCAGGCGACCGGATGTTCGTTCGCCAGAAGTTGTCGTTGTGTGCCCACTGGAAAACCGCCCTGATGTCTTCAGGGCGGCGTTTGTCTCTCTCACGCATCAGGCGAATGGTCTCCGCCCACTGCTCCAGGTTCGGTGCCTTCTGTCCTGGGGCCAGTCCATCGACGTAGCTCCACATCCACTCGGCAAGTTCGAGGTCCTTTGGCTCGATGGTTTTTTTCTCCGAGGGGGCTCGAATTTTTTTCCCGGACGAGAAGATATCTGACGGTTCTTCTGATGGTTCTTCTGATGGATAGGGTGACAAATTGGCACTTTGCCCTGCAAATTTGTCACTTTGCCCCCCCGGCAATGTGACAATCTGGCACTTTGGGCTAAGTGACGATTTGTCACTTTGCATAGGTGACAATTTGGCACTTTGGGGGGGTGACGATTTGTCACTTTGCCCCTCGTCAGAGACGTCCTTGATGATGGGCTTTGCGCCCCAAATCAGACGATAGACGTTACTCTTTCGACCGGACCCGTCCCCCGGCCTGGTGATGCTCTCGAGGTACCCCCGGTTGGCTAATTCCTGGATCCCCCGGATGACGTTGCGAGACGACATCCCGGTGTCGAAGCTCAGTCGCTGAACGCTCGGGAAGCATTCACCATTCCCGTCAGCGTAATTCGCCAGGGTCACAAGAAGGAATTTTGCACCAGATTTGAGTCCCGTCTGGCGGTAGGCCCATGTCATCGCCTGGACGCTCACAACTCCTCCTTGAGGACGTCGCGCAGGCCCTGGACATATTTTTCATGGTGGATCTCAAGCCCGAGCAGGCTGACCAGCTGACAAAGGCGCCAAAGCTCGCCGCGGATCATCTTGGTCAACTGCCCTTCATCGAGATCCATCTCTTGCGCAAGCACAGCGCGCTTGTCCGCCGTCATGAGGGCGTCTTTGACCCGGGCGTGGGAGCGCTCGGCCGTTTGCTGGCGATCCGGCGTCATGACTTCTCATGGTGCTTCATGGCTGTCGGTTTGGCCTTCTGCATGCGATGCTTTAGATCGAATTTTTGCCGGGTCTGCGTACAAAAAAATCCCGGCCCCGGGTGGATACCAGGGCCAGGTAAACGGTGCGGGTGCACCAATGGAGGAGGTTTAAAATCATGCAGCGTGTTCATCGGCTTGGCGTTCACCGAAGATATCGGGCCTTAGATCAGGCCCACTCACTTCACCATGACTCGCCAATTCAATGGCGTGAATGAGTTTCAGGCCAGCCTTCCGGTGCCCATGCGCCAACTGTGAGAGATAGGCAGAAGAGGTATTCGCCCTTGCAGCAAATTCAGCCCGCTCACTCGGTGACAACTTGTCAAGGTAATCTTTTATGTCCATGGACAAAAATATAGCATCAGCTATTTTATTATGCAATAGCTACCGCTCTGTTGCTACATTACATAGCAATTGCTACCGTAATTTCATGGATTTAGCACAAGTTAGACGAACCAGGATGAAGATCCTGGTAGACCGGTTTGGAAGTCAGACACACTTGGCCAGTATGCTTGGGATTGCCCCTGCGTATCTTTATCAAATGCTGAGTGGTAGGCGACCCATATCAGAGAAGTCTGCTCGCAAATATGAAAAGAGACTTTCGATCGCCGACCGTTGGTTTGACACTGAGGAAAATACTTCTCAAGGCCCTGATATTACTGGACTTATTCCACTGATATCGTGGGTGGCCGCGGGGACTTGGAACGAAGCAATCGACATATTCGAGCCTGGCGATGCCGAGGAGTTCTTACCCTGCCCCACTTCTCATGGATCGAGAACTTATGCACTCAGAGTTGAGGGCGATTCAATGACAGCGCCCTATGGCAAAAGCTATCCTCCTGGGTGCATTATTTTTGTTGACCCAGACCAAAGAGGTGGCGTCGTAAACGGGGATCGTGTTATCGCCAAGTTGAATGGCGATAACGCCGTAACTTTCAAGGTGTTCGTAGAGGACTCTGGAAAAAAATTCCTACGGGCTTTGAATCCCCAGTACCCCTCAATAACGGGTGAATTTCGGATTTTAGGTAGGGTGATTGGCAAATGGGAGCCTGAGTAGACGCCGATGGCAGGAAAATCCTTAATCACTCCACTAGGCTGACTGTTTTCGCGCAACCCTTTAATAGTAGGAACAATTCACAACCTCAACCGAAAAGCTCGCTGTGCGATCCAAGCCTTGCCAGTCTGAGTGTATCGGAATCCGATTTGCGATAGATCAGCAACAGATCGGGTTTGACGTGACATTCACGGTAGCCTGCCCATTCTCCACTCAGGTCATGATCGCGGTATTTGGCATCAAGAGGCTGGTCAGTTGCCAACGCCACGAGAACAGGCTTCAGCTCGGTATCGAGCGTAGCCCGGTGCTGCCCCTTGGCTTCGCGCTTGTAATCTCGCTTGAAGGCTGAGGCACGTTCAATCGTCCTCATGCAGGTCCGCCATTAGATCATCAACGCTTGCGAACCGCTCACCTTTCCCGGCCTCAAGCTCGGCAATGGCGCTGCGCGTGGTCTCATTGGGTACCTTCACATCAAATGGCAAACGGCGCTCATCGGCGATGCGCAGCATCAGCAAGCGGATTGCATCGGAAATAGATAGGCCCATTGCTTCGAGTGCATCGGCAGCACGTTTTTTAGTGTTGGTGTCGATGCGGGCGCGGACATAAGTATCGGCGGTGCTCATGATGTCTTCTCATGGAAAAGTTTCAGCACCCTCATTGTAGTCACAATGTGACTACAATGCAAGGATATGACCATGAGACGTCACAGTGTGCTGAGAGCTTCACTTTGACGGTATACAAAATCCCCTCCTCCAGGAAGGAGACGTACCAGATCATCAAATCTCTCCCAGCCTGAAATGGCCTGGCTGGCGGGATCACATCGCGAAGGCATAAATATACAAAAAAATAGCTTTTGCTATTGACTTATAAAATAGCTATTGCTAATTTTACTGTGAATAGCAAATTCGTCACGCATCACAGGAGTTGACATGAATGCCAAGACAATGAAGCGCATCCGGCGCGACGCAATGGCCTCAACAACAGGCCGGCCGTACCAAAAAGAATTCAAGCATATCTTCGTGCTAATCCTGGCTTAGTCAACACCGGGAGGTAAACCATGGATCTTTTTTTCAACTCCCCAGCCGATGGGGTTGCCAGTTTTCCTGCCACCTTCTCCGTTCCGGAGGCTGACCTCGAGGTCCATTTGAGGGTCTCGTGCAATTTCGTCTACGAACCTGGCGAGGCGCCTACCCAGACCTCTCCGGGAGTACCCGAGTCGGTGAGCCTCTTCTCTATCCACATCTACCACCTGGATTCCGAGGTCTGCCGCGGCGTCCTACCCATGCTGCAGTTCTCTTCGAATGCCTTCGAGGAGGAGATCCTGCGTCACATCCGCGAGAAGCGCGAGGAGTTCGTCTTCGAAACCCAGGCCGAGGAGGCCCTCCATGCCTCGCTTTGAATACAGCGGTCCCTCCTCTGCTGAGCAGGTCGCATTGACCCAGCTGGCCAGGAACATCGCGCGCGCCGAGAAATACGAACGGAGAAACGACATGTTTGACCCCAAGGCTCTTGATGACAACGAAACCTGTTCGGCTGAAACGGCTGCGGAATCCGTTATTCAGGCCTTTCTGATTGGCGTGCTGGTCGGGGCGATGGTTACCGCCACGATCGGCATCATCGCCTGGTTCCTGCTGGGATGATTTCCATGACCACAAAGAAGCTCGAAGGCCACAGGAACGACTCGCCGGATATCAAAATGGAAACGGAAACCCGGCGCACCGTCGTCGTCTCGCTTCTCGTTTCCGTCATCTTTTCCGCCGCCCTGATCGGTGGCGTGGTTCTGTATTTGAGGTAGCGCAATGAGCAACGCTAAGCACACACCAGGGCCATGGATAGCCGACCAGTACGGACGTGTCTATGGGGCGCCTGACGAGCGCAGCAAGCACAAGAACGGCCGGCCTTTTATCGCTCATGTCGTTGACATCGGCGGACGGCACGCCCCAAACGTCAACAAAGGCGTAATCGACGACGTGGGTAAGGCCGATTCAAACCTAATTGCCGCCGCGCCGGAACTGCTCAAAACGCTACAAGCGTTGTCGTTCCAGTTCGATGGCCTGCTCGATTTCTACGAGGGCGACATGGATGAGGCTGTCTACGAAAAATTGAGCGCGCTGGCTATTAAGGCAAAGAAAACCCTCATCCGCGCTACCGTCACAACGCTTTCAACGGAGGCTCAACATGCTGAATGAAGCCCAACTCGCTGCCCGCATGGAGGGCATCGGCGGCTCCGATATCGGTGCCATCCTCGGTCTGAACAAGTACCGCTCTGCGGTCGACGTCTTCATGGAGAAGACCGGACGCATCGAACCGCCGGACCTGTCCGACAATGAGTGCGTCCACTTCGGCAATGTCCTGGAGGACGTTGTCGCCCAGGAGTATGCCCGGCGTCAGGGCGTGAAGGTACGTCGGCGCAATCAAATGTTCATCCACAAAGCCTTCCCGTGGGCTCTGGCGAACATCGATCGCTCGGTCGATGGCTTGAGGAAGGTCCTGGAATGCAAAACCGCCGATGCCTGGACCAAGGGCAACTGGGGGGCCGACGGCTCCGATGAGGTCCCGGACTCCTACCTGGTCCAGGACGTCTGGTATATGGGCGTCCTCGATTATCCGGTTGCGGATCTCGCCGTGCTCATCGGCGGAAACGATTTTCGAACCTACCACTTCACACGGGACGCCGAGCTCGAGGAGATGTGTTTCCGAAAGGCCGCCGAATTCTGGTACGACCATGTCCTTAAAGGCATCCCGCCAGAGCCAACCTGCGATCGGGATCTGGAAACCCTCTATGCCCATGACAACGGCAAGGCGATCCTCGCCACTCCGGAAATCGAGCACGCCGCTCACGAGCATGCGGCGTTGAAGGCCGAGATCAAAAAGTTCGAGCTGCTGGCGGACGCTCAAGCCTTCAAAATCAAGGCGTTCATGGGCGATCACATGGAGGTCCTGGTCGGTGAAAACGGCCGCAAACTCGTCACCTGGAAGAACAACCGAGACGGTGTGCGCCTCGATGCCAAGGCGTTGCAAACCGTGCACCCGGATCTCTATGCAGCCTACGAGATCGATCAGCCCGGCGCCCGTCCCTTTCTCAACAAAGTCAAACTCTAACGGTGCTATCCATGTCCAATACACAACTCCAACAAAACCTCCCCCGGGAAACCCCGCTGGCGGGTACCGCCGACATCCTGTTTGTCGACGGCATGATGGAGCGCCTGGAGCGCTTCTCCATGCTCATGGCAAAAGGTAACGCCACGATCCCACAGCATCTGCGCAACAGTCCGGCCGATTGCATGGCCGTGGTGATGCAGGCCGCTCAATGGAAAATGAACCCCTTTTCCGTCGCGCAAAAGACCCATCTGGTGAACGGGACCCTGGGCTATGAGGCTCAGCTGGTGAACTCCGTCATCAATGCCATGGCGCCGACCAAGGACCGCCTCCACTACGAGTGGTTTGGCGACTGGTCGAGGGTCATCGGCAATTTCGAGGAGAAGACCAGTGGCAAGGGGCACAAATACATCGCACCGAATTGGTCCCTGGCCGATGAGAAGGGCTGCGGTGTGCGGGTTTGGGCTACGCTCAAAGGCGAGGACGAACCGCGAGAGCTGGAGCTCCTGCTCTCCCAGGCGGTCGTACGCAATTCCACCTTGTGGGCCTCAGATCCAAAGCAGCAGCTGGCCTACCTCGCCATCAAGCGCTGGTCCCGCCTGTATGCCCCGGACGTGATCATGGGGGTCTACACCCCCGATGAGCTGCAGGACGCCGAACCCCGGGACATGGGCGACGCTACCGTCGTCTCTCAGCCGAAACCCAGGCAAAGCAAGACCCAGGCGGTGAAAGACAAACTTTCCGGTGTTGGCACGCGCCCCTCTCAGGTATCCCTCGATTCCGTTCTGGAAAAGATCCGGGCGGCGGGTTCAAAGGCCGAGCTGGACAAGGCGGCGGTCGATGCGGCGAAGCTCTCCGACGCGGACAAGAAAACGGCCCGCGCGGCCTATTCCCAGCGGTTTAACGAGTTGTCTTCGCCTCTGGATAACGAGGCCGGGCTCGATGTTGACCGCGAAACCGGCGAGGTCCTGGAGGGCGATATCGTCCAGGGTGGGGGGTTCTCCCTGAATGATGTCCTCTTGATGATCAGCGGTGCCGAGGACTCCGACACCCTCGATGCGGCTTGTGACCTGATCCGCTCCCTCGGCAAGGCGGACGCCCAGAAGGCCCGCACCGCGGCTGCCGCTCGTCGCAAAGAGTTGGAGGGGTAATCCGTGGTTGAACGTAAACAGATCGGCGACACGTTGAATTATCGCGGCCACAAAATCGTTGCCAGGTTCCTTGGGCCGGATCTCCTCTGCTATGTCGATGGAAGCGAGTTAGCGCCTTTCTATGCGAATTTGAACGCGGCCCAGAAGGCCGGTATGCGCTATGTCGATCAGATAGAGTCTGACAAGGTGGCCAATGGCTAGAGGAATAAACTTGGTCGGCGGCGAACGAGGAACGGGAGAGATGTCCGAGCTGAAACCGTTAGAGGAATTCATACCACCAGAAATTGAGCGCGGCCATTATGGATGGAAAAAGCGTCGTAAGGAACGCTTGATTATGGAGGCGATGGGGAGAGCCACAAAGCCGAATACCGGCTGGGACATTTACCAGAAGGTAAAGCGCACACTCGGAAGCTGGAGCGGTGAAGAATGCTGCGAACTGATGATGGGCCTGACCGATGCCGGATACCTTCGTGTTGTTGGCAATGATGACGACTGTTGGCTCTATGAAATTAACCGCTAACCTGCGTTAAGCGGACGTTTGCCCGCTATGCGACCTTTGAGATCCCCGTTGCTCCTGGTGAATAAGTGAACGACACAGGCACCCTGTCATTTGAGATACTGAAAGAGATCACCGGGTACGAACGCCCTGGTGATGTCGAGCGGTGCCTGCGAGAACAGGGTATCGTCTTTCTACGCGGTAAGGGAGGAAAACCCTTCACTACTCTGGCAGCCTTGAATCAGGCCATCGGCATAAATCATACTACCAAGAGAAAACTGGATCCCAAATACCATATAGAGTTCTGATGCCACGAAACACCCCATTTCCAGCGCATATCGACAAAACCCGCCTACCCAAGAACGTTGACTGGGATCCATACGGAGGCCGCTGGCGGTATCGAAGGATGGTCAAAGGCAAGCGCCAAATCATCCGGCTAGGCGGGAAAGACATGACTCTCGGGGACATCCACAAGGCCGTAGAGGCCGCCATCGACACACCGACAGATACATTCAAGACCCTCTCTCTGCGGTTTTTGGCCTCCTATGAGTTCGAGTCCCTCAAGCCAAGAACGCAGAAGGGGTATGAAGCTCTGCACAAATTCATCTGCAACAGAACGACAAAGTCTGGAGTCCTACTCGGCGACATGCCGTTAGCCGCGTGGACGGTCGGCGCGGTGCGCAAGTACCGGGAGGCCCGCCGGGCAGAGTCGGCCTCGGGCGCAGCGGCAGAGTTGCGCTATATCAAGCGCCTGTTCTCCTGGGCGGTCGAGTATGAGTTCATGTCGGACAATCCAGCGAAACACGTCACCCTCAAGGGCCTGGCCGGCGCCGACCGCCACTACATCGAGGATCGGGATCTGTTGGCCGCTCTGATCGCCGCCCCCTACCGGTTCGCTCTGGCGATCTACATGGGCTACCTGACTGGAAGGCGGCGCACCGACATCCTAGAGGCCACCCGGACAAAAAACCTCCTCCCAGGCGGCCTCTACTTCGAGGAGTCGAAGACCGACAAGGAGAGTTTCTTCGAGTGGACACCGCATCTGCGGAAGGTCATTGACATGATCAAGGAAGAGGCCGGTGATTCCGTGTTCCTGTTTCCTTCGAACCGTCGCCCCGACATGCGATTCTCCGACAAGGCGGCTGACGAGGCCATGAAGAAGGTCCGCCTGAAGCTGCAGGAAGGGGGATTCACCCCCTTCGCGTTCAAACATCTGCGCAAGAAATACTCAACAGATTTGGAGGCGCGTGGCGACGATGCCCAGCATAACCTGATGCACACCAGCCGCTCTACGACTGACCGGCACTACAAGTCAAAACCTACCAAGGTGGTGCCGATCCTGTGA